CGCGCTTCGTTGGATCCAAGGGCGGGATGACTTTCAGGCGCTGGGCGCGCAGGCGGGCGCGGGCGGCCTTCGGGTTGGCGAGCTCGGCGGGGGTGAAGACGAACTTCTGCCCCTGGTTGACGATGACGACGAAGTCGCCATTCTCGCGCGTGTTGCTGGCGATGACGTTCTCCGGCTTGACGCCGAGTATCTTGATCGCGGCGGCGAGCGGGTCGGCAGGCGTGGGGCGTGGAGCGTTGGGCGTGCGGGTGGGCGGGACAAGTTTGGGTTCAGCGGGCATGGGTCACTTCGCTTTCGGGCCGCTGTGGGCTGCGGCGATGGCGCTCGCGTAAGCGCGCAGCCCGTCCTCCAGCGCGGTGCCGAGGATGTAGGTGACGATCACCGTCACGGCGGCGGTGAGCGCGGCAAGATCAATGCCCGCGCGGTCGCCGAAGAAGATGACGATCAATCCCACGACGGCGGCCCAGAACTTGCGGGACTTGAGAAGCGCGTAGAGCTTGGACATGGCGAGTCCTTTCCGGGCGACGTTCCTATGTGAAACGCGGCCCTGTGTGGGGGCGGCGCGTGCGGTTGGGAGCGCGCCGCCCCCAGGGCGAAGGAGAGAAACAGCGGGTGGCCGCCCGCGTGTTTCCAGGTGAAGGATGAGGGATGAAGGATGAAGGATGAATTTCATCCTTCCGCCTTCCGGCTTCATCCTTTATAAGCGCAGCGTGTAGTTCGCGACTGCGCCGAGAAAGTCCACCTGTGTGGTGAGCGCTTGGTCAACGGTGATTTCGACCAGGACGTATTGATCGTTGTCCACCCAGATGGGCGTCGTGAGCGTGAGCGTCATCTTGTGCTGGTCGAGGTCGTCGCGCTCGGCGGCGGTGTCGTGGCCCTCGTCGTAGGTGAACGTCTGCGCCGTGACGACGGCGACGGCGGTGTCCGCTCCGCGCGCGACCAGGTTGACGACGGCGCTGAGAGCGTCGCAGGCGGCGATCAGGATTTCGAAGTCCACCTCGATGCTGGTCAGGTACGCGCCCTTCTGCGGGCTGGCGTTGGACGGGATGATGATCGGGATCGTGACCAGGCCGCTCTGATCGGCGGCGGCCAGGTGGCGGACGATGGTCCCGGTGACCTGCCCGGCAATCGTCGTCCACGTGCCGGTCGGCGTGTGGAACAAGGTCGGCGGGATGTATTGGCTCATGTGGGTGTCGTGTACCATCTGGCACCTCCTAGAGCTTCAGTTCGTAGTTGGCGACTGCGCCCAACAGGTCAACCGTGACCGTCGCGCCGCAGACGATCGTGAGCACCAGCAGGAATTCCTGATCGTTGTCGATCCACACCGGCGTCGTGAGCGTGACGGTCAGCTTGTGCTGATTCTCGGTCGCGGCCGCGACGGCAGCCGCCAGGTCTTGCGTGACGGTGACGGCTGCGACGACGGCGACGGCGGTATCCGCGCCGCGCGTGACTCTGTTCATGGAAGCGGTGACGCTGGTCGCGACGTCCAGCAGCAGTTCGTAGTCCACCTCGACGCTCAGAAGATAGGCGCCCTTCTGCGCGATGGAGTTGGACGGCAGCATGATCGGGATGTTGATCACGGCGGTGGAAGCGGCGGCGGCGCGGTGTTTGGCGATCGTGCCCGTGACGGCCCCGGCCGCGTCGGTGAAGGTGCCGGTGACGCAGTGAAAGGCGGTGGGCGGGATGTACTGCGCGCAGTGCGTGTCGTGGATGTAGCCCATTTTGTTACTCCTTGCAGCCCTGGAAAGGGCCGCGCTACTCGATGGTGCGGCGAAAGACGAAGGATGAAGGATGAAGGATGAAGGATGTCTTTTTTCATCCTTCATCCTTTTGGATTCATCCCTTATCCGGCCACGTTGTTCTTGTGCATCGGGCGGAAGTCGGCGACGCCGACGGCCAGGTCGTGGCGGACCTTGACCCGGAACTCGTCATTCATGAAGACGGCCGGGCTGAGTTCGTCGCCGGCGACGAAGATCTCGGGCATCAGGCCAAAGACCTCGCCGATGCAGAGGCCGGGGGCGAGGAGCGGGTCGCAGACGGCGGCCCAGTCGGTGGCGTCGGTCCACTCCGGGACGGTGAGCGGGACGACGTGCCCGCCGTAGGTCGGGCCTCCGGCGCTGGCGATGGCGGAGACGTCGGCCTCCCAGCGCGGGATGAACAGGGCTTCGGCCTGGCCCTTGAGCGCGCGCGGGACAAGGCAGAACTTGGGATCGAGCGCCAGCTTCTTGCCCGTGCCGATGTAGCCCGTGTCGTTGCTGACCAGCATGGGCTGGTTGTAGACGGCGGCGGCGGCGGCCTCCCAGGCTGTGTAGGTCGTGCCGAGCGCGGTCGTGAGCAGGTTCAGGTGGCCTCCCGCGGTCGTGACGGCGGTGTTGTTGAAGAGCGCGCCCGTGTCGACCAGCGTCGGGCCGATGGCGGAAGCCTGGGTGAAGATCGCTGCGCATAGCTCCGAGATGTTGCGGATCGCTGCGCTGGCGAGTTCGCGTGGCATTTGGCGGAGTTTCCGCGTGTCGTCGTTGATCAGGTCTTCCAGATCAATGCCGACGTAGCCGCCGTACTTGACGAAGCTCGAAAGTTCGTGGCCCTCGCCGATCATCAGGGGCGTGTACTCTGCGCCCTTGGCGACGGTGGGCAGGCTGGCGATGGTGCCGGTGATGAGCCAGCGCACCTGTTGCAGATTGGTGAAGTGCTCGACGTGGGCGATCTTCTGCCACCAGTCGTAGCCGGCGCGGCCCATCTCGGCCCAGCGCGTCACGACGGCCTTGTTCATCACGTTGGCGACGATCGAAGCAAAGCTGCCGGTCCCGAGTTGGACGTGCTCGGGGTAGTAGCCGCCGCGAAAGTCGCGGTCGCCGGTGTACATCAGGTAGAGCTCGCGGACGCCGGAGAGCTTCTCGACCTTGACGGCCTTGAGCGCGTCGTCGCGCGGGACCTCCATCATGTCCTGGACGGCGGCGAGAATCTTGTCGTCGCTGTTGAACATGGAGTGCATCCGGCCGGGGCCGACGACGGCGCCGGGGCCGGTGAGCGCGCTGAGCAGCTCGCGCGCTGCGTCGATCGCGGCGGTGAGTTCGGTCGGCTCGAACACGTGCCCGCTGAACTGCTTGCGGACGCTGGCCTGCATGGGGGCGGGGAGCCGGGACGCCGCCAGGCCGGAGTCGAGCAGGTGTCCGCACATGGCGGCGCGCACTTCGCGCGCCTTCGCCGCCTCGTCTTCGAGCGCCTGCTGGCGGGCCTGCTCGCCCAGGAGTGCGCGGACGGCGGCGGCGTCCTCGGTGATCTGCGTCTGGAGAGTGGGGGCCGCCGGGGCTGGCGCTGTGGCCGGGGCGGGAGTGGGTGTAGCAATGTCTGCCATTGTGGCCTCCCGGCGGGGGGTGCCCGCCTGATTCAGGGCGCGGAGAAAGTCCCCGCCGCGCGCGGGGTCGATCACCAGGTCAAGGCTTGTGATGCGCGTGATCTCGATCACGTCGCGGCCGTTGGCCTTGAACCAGATGTCTGCTGAGAAACCGATCTTCGGAAGCGGATCGCCCTTGGCTTTGGCGGCGAGCACTTCCCTGCCCAGGTCGGCGACGAGCGGGCCGCACGGCCCGAAGGGGCGGAGCGTGGCCTTGATCCCCTGGCGCGCCTCGTCCCACGTGGGGGCGTAGCACACGCCGCCGAGCTTCATGATGCTGGGCATGTCGAAGAAGCCGGCGTGGTCGATGAGCGAGTTGGTGCCGTCCCAGAGTTTGACCGACTCTTTGAGCGCCTTGGCGGTGAAGTTCCAGCCGTTGGCCTGTCCGGCGGTGATGGCGATGACCTCGAACTCGCCGCGCGCGTTGACGTCGGCGTCGGCGGTGAATTGCGCGTGCTGCTCGGCGATGACGGGGATGACAAGGTCGGTCATGGTGTGCCTCCAGTGGGCGGCTCGGGGATGGGGCGGATCGGCGGGCTGGGCGCTGTGCGCGGCGCGTCGGGATCGTAGGGCGGGTTACGCCAGCCGCCCGCGCTGCCGCAGGCCGCGAACATGGGGCCGGTGGCCTGGTTGGGCGCGGTGGGCGCGCTGGGTTGCGTGGGCGCTTTGGGCGGCTCGGCGGTCGTCGGGTTCTTCTGGTACTGCACGCAGAACTTGTCCGGGGCTTCCTCGACGAGCTGGCCGATGCCGCCGCGCCCGAAGAAGCCGAAGCGGAAGTGCGAGCCGCCGAGCGCCTTGCGGAAGCGGGTCACGTGGCGCGCTGTCATGCGGTGTGCTCCCCATTAGAAGGATGAAGGATGAGGGCGGAAGGATGCACTTCACGCGAAGCGTTCCGGCTTCCGCCTTCATCCCTTAGTTTCGCGTCGTCCTTGGGCTTCTCGACGTCGGCGTCCACGAGCGGGTCGGTGGGTTTGACCTTCTTCTTGTTGTCCCCGGGCGGCGCGGTGGTCCCGGCCTTGGGCAGGATCCTTGGCATGGGCGCGGCCTTGCCGCGTTCCAGCATCTCCTCCACGTCCACGAGTTCACCGGCGAAGCGGTAGGCCAGGCGCAGCAGTTCGGCGTCGTCGATCAACCCCCGGTCGCGGATGACTGCGAAGGCGGAGACGATCTGCGTCGCGGCGAGCGCGAGCGCGGCGTTGTCGCGCCCGGAGATGTCGCCGCCGCGCATGGCGATGTCTTCGGTGGACGAGAGCCGCCCGCCCGCGGCGATGCGGCGGCGGCGGACGATCTGAAGGATGTCCTTGACGAACGAAAGGAAGTAGAGTTGGCGCTGCTCGTAGTGGCGGAAGGTGGGGCTTCCGCTGGCGGCGGCGGTCGTGCGCGTCTCGCCCTCCGGCTCGGCCAGGAAGTGGAGCGGGTTGCCCGAGCCGACGGCGATGTGCTTCTTGATCGCCAATCCGTCTTCGCCTGCCTCGAAGCTGGCGAGCTGCGGGTTCAAGACGCCCCAGGTCTTGGACTTGTCCGTGACCAGGATGGAGCCAGCCGGCGGCGGGGCGGCGTTGAGCGCGGCCTGCTCCTTCTGCCGCGCGGCCTCGTTCTCGTACGTGCCGGTGAGGATATACATGAACGCTTGCCTATAGTGGTTCAAGCGCACGCGGTCCTCGAGCCAGCCGTCGTAGCGCGTGAGCCAGCGCAGGAGCGGGCCAAGGTCCGACTCGCCGT